GACTTCCTACAACTAAGTGTGCCTATATAACATATACCTTTTAAAGATTCATATAGATCTTCTTCTCCGATAAGCTCGGATCCGTAGGCCTTGAACAACGATTCTAGAGAGAAGTTCCTTATACTGAACTGCGTGTCAGCTCCATTTACAAAGAACAACCTAGCTCTGTCTTTAGTCTTCTCGTACTTGAAAGCCCTTTTTAGCGAGGCAACGGGCAAAAACTCCATTATAGAGTTCAATTGAGTCTCATTCAAGCTCTCGCTTAGCAAAGCAGCCCTTGCGAATGGCTCTAGTTGATCCGCTCTGCTACCGTAGTAATAACTACGAGTCCATAGATCTGGGTTTTGGTGCACCTCACCGATCTTCTTAACCCAGAGATCATCGTCAAATAAGTTGAGCATCTGAAACCCCGGGTTCTCTAGGACTTCTTCAAGGTACAACCTAGCCGCTACTCTGAGAGTGAGAGCACTAGCGTTGGGGTTAGAGGCCACAGCTTTCCTGATCTTCACACTTCGAGTGATGTCCCAGACCTTACTAAGCTGCTCAGGAGTCGACAATTCGTCTTGGGCTATCTTTAGGAGCTCTTTCGTGGTGATTCTCTCATGCCTAAGCCGGGTCATGGTCAGCGCTTGCGTCGTTTGTCGGTGAGTAGCTTTACAAAGATCTCATGCCAAAATACCTTAGAACACTCATGAGAGCAGATATAATCGGCTGCTAATCTAGACTTATAAGACGTCGACTTGCCACAGATGCAACAAGGTCTCTTTGCCCTCTGTACTGCGTAAATGTCATTCTCGAATTCTTCTACTGGCCTGCGTGAGAAGAGGGTTTTATTCGGGTTATATGCCATGGCGTTTGCCAATGTTTACTCCTTAATTATATCATATATTTTTCAACTTATCCATAATTTTATTTTTCTCTTCACGAATTTTTAAAAACTTCTCTCTGGCCTTACGTTTCTTATCTCGTACCCTCTTTAACTCCCTACGGGCCAGAGCAAACACTCGCCAGACGACCTCTGAGATAGATGCATCTTCAAATAGATCTCTCCACTCATCGAGTTCTTTCGCCACCTCTTCTCGGACCCTTATAGTCCTGTACTTGACCCTTTGCTTTCTCTGCGGCGGTTCTGAAGTACGGAATAGACTGCTCACGGTTTATGGTAAAGTAGGAGTTATTTAGTATAACTTTAAACCGTTGTGACAACAAAATGAAGAAACCAACGCAATGGCCAGAAATCTATGTTTCTAGTCAGTTCTTACATAGAAAGGACATCATTCAAAAAGTCATCAGGACCGACGAAGAGACCTGTCATGTAACTTACGAGCATCCAGTCTTAGGCTCAGTGACAGAGATCTTCCACATTATGTTTAAGAAGAACTTGATATGTCTCAAGTGCTGCTTCCCACACGAGATGCAGAGTTCTGAAGAAATGGAGATTGTGAAAGACTACTATAACAACTTCGTCCTTGATGGACACGAGACCTACCTTGAGTACAGCAACGAGAACGTCGGTTGGTACATTTTGTCACGAAACGTCGAAGAAGAAGAGAAGGAAGCTATACGTGGGATATGATATAATAGTAAGAGACGCGACGTACCCATGAAAGGCTTCACCCCCGTATCGATCAACAACGAGCTAAAAAATTCTTACCTTACATATAGCGTATCGATCTTCAACCGGGCGCTGCCTGACGTGACCGATGGGTTGAAAGTTGCTCAGAGGAGGATCATTTTAGGTCTCAAGGATCTAAAACTTAGACCCGATGGGCAGTATAAGAAAGTATCTAGGCTCGAAGGTCATGTATTGGGTTCCTACCACCCCCAGGGTGGGTGCGCCGGCACCGCGATTAATATGGGCCAAGCCAATAGTTTTAGGTATCTACTTACTAACATTCACGGTAATGTTGGTGGTAGTATACAGACAGGTCTTTCAACCGGTCAATCCATCTCTGAAGACTCACCAGCTGCAGCGCGCTATCTTGAGGTAAAGTCTAGTGAGTTCACCCAGAACGTCTACATCAACGAGATTGATAAGGAAAGCTGTGAATGGCGCGATAACTACGATGGGTCCACACAGGAGGCGCATAGGATTGTCCCTTCTATTCCCGCATTACTTGTTAACGGTGGTGTTGGAATCGCTGCTGGTTACGCTTGCCATCACATTTCTTACAATCTCTCAGAAGTAATCAAAGGAACAGCAGCATATATCCAGAACAAAAATATCACAGATAAAGCGCTATATAAGTATATCACCGGCCCTGACCTACCCCAAGGAGCCCGGATACTCAAAGATGATGGGGTCTGGGCAGCTTTCGCATCAGGACATGGGTCTATCAAGGTCTATGGCAAGTGGGAGATTAAGCAAGTTAACTACAAGAAGAAATCAAAACGAGACGCGATTGTTATTACGTCGCTCGCTAGCGGATCGAGCGAGAGGTTCCTTGATAAAGTCAAGGCCGCGGTAGATGCAGGTAAGATCGATCAGATCGTAGATGCCGCTGATCACTCATCTACAGAAGGCATCCATATTGAGTTGGTTCTCAAAGCCCACGGCAATCCTCAAGAAGTAATTGGCCAACTCCTCTCTTACACCAACCTCTATGACACCATTGGCGTAAACGCTATGGCAATCAAGAAGTCCCTCCCTGAGATGTTTGGGGTTAAGGATATCATCGCGACTTGGCATGAGAGCCGTTGCAAAGCCCTTGTTTCGCGCTATAGCGCCGAGTGCGAGCGGATTCAAGACCGCATGCACATCCTCGATGGCTTCTTGACTATCCTTGCGGACATTGATGATGTAATCAAGACCATCAAATCTAGCAAGACAAGGGAGACCGCTCATAACAACCTGAGGAAGAAGTGGAAACTAAGCGCTCCTCAGGCTCAGGCCGTGATGGCTATGCCACTTAGCCGGCTTGTTAACGCGGAGAGGATGGAGCTCAAGCGCGAAAAAGACGAGCTTCAGGAGAAATATGACGAGTTAAAGGCCCTGATTAACAACTCTGACTCTATGGATAAGCATATTATCGACCAAATTCGTAGCTTTAGGCAATTTTCTGATAAGCGCAGGACAGAATTGGTTGATCCTAACGAGATTGGCGCAGAGAAAGCTCAGGTCTTGGCCCCGCCTAGGACTCGTAAGTTAAAACCGCTGACACCTCAAGAGATCTATAAGAAAAAAGCCAAGGCTCTAGGCATGAAGCGCACAATTGTTGCTAAATTCCTTGCAGAAAACAAGATGGGCAAAGATATCTCTGATAAGTGGGACAAATTTGTTGAAGATTGGCAGTACGAGCAGCAAATGACCACTAGGAAAGGTGCTGCGCAGCGAAAGAAACAGCTAGATGAACTTAAGAAGTGGGGCAAAGCCCGGGGAATGAGGTCTAGAGGGCAATATGCTTGGAACGCTTTCGTCCAGGGCCGAGAGAAGATGAAAGTGCGGGAGCTCAAGGAAGAATTGAAGGAATGGTTGGATAATATAGACGCGATTTAAAAACAAATATAGCAGTTTAAAGCTACGTAGTGAAACTGATAAATGAAACTGCCAAGAACTGCTATACTACTACTTAGAGGTGTAGAAGGGTGCGGGGTAAGTAGCTATGCCCGGCACTTTAAAGCGTATTTTGACGAACTTAATAGGGGTAAATGCGATATTTTTGCGCTTAATCTTAGCGTAGGAAGGCCGGATACCTCTACAGACCTAGAAATCAATAAATTTAGTTTTGATCAAGCTGACGAGCTGGTCCGTAGGATAAACGAAGAGTATGATCTTAGTCTCATATTCTCAGTCCCTGCTAAAAATGCCAAGGAAGATGTTGTAAATAACTACGTAGAGCGTATTCTAGAGAAAATTAAATCGCCTAAGTGGATGATCAATCACGATCACCACTATTTGTCTATTGGAAGGAACGCAGATTTTGAAAATGCAATTAAAGCCTGCGACGGAGTCCTCTGCCATTCTCTTATAGAGACTAAATGCGGGTTTATAAGGTGGATGAAGAAGAGAAACCTAGATACTCGCGTAGAGAAGCTTGAGACTTTCTTTCATGTGCCGTTAGTTAGTGATCTAGTTACTTTTGATAAAACTAGCCGACTGAAGCGCGTTATCAACGCCTCAAGAGCAGTAGCGTGGAAACGCTCGTCTCTTGTTCTTAATTTGCAGAAAGAGTTGGCAAAGAAAAAATTCATCACAGAGATGATAGGCTTCGAGCGCTCTATAGCCGGCTACTCACAACTCAAGAACTACGAGGGCAAACTAGACTGGTACGTCACGGACGAGTTCGATAAGCCGGTCAAAGCTCCCTCAGCGTTTTCTAATGCTCAGATTAACGAGAGATTCTTTGATTATGTGGATGATGAGGGCCAAGATCCAGACAAGATGTACGTTTTTGGGTCATATGACCATAAAAGAGGGCTGAAGCGGATCTGCCAGAGCGCATTTGCCACTCACCCTAGGTCTTTTGAGCACAACGGCTTGGATTACGGCAATAACCATGAATACCAGGGCCTAGAGGCCGCTTTGCTGTCTGTTCCTATATTCCACCGTCATTTCCTAGAGACCGTGAGCCTGCCAGGCACTGATATCCCCTTATCGGCCATAGGAGCCTTCATATCCATCGACGATGACAACAATCACCTCAAAAATGGCGGCCCAAACGTCCTAAATCCGTCAGATTTGGTCGAAAAGCTGGACGAAATCTGGAATAATAGCTATACGCAGCACCGTCAAGAGTCTTTCTCTGTGATCAATACTCACTACGCTTCTTGGGTACTTGTACCTAAAATGCTTGAGAGGATGGGCTTTTAGCGCATAGCGCTAATGTTATTGTTTAAAGATATAGCGTACTGGTTTACAAAAGTAAACAATTGGTATATAATAGTATAGTTCGACCAGGACCGACTAATAAACTTCCTGGACACTCCTAAAACCAAGACCTACAGGGTGTATAAATCACGTCTTTCATACCTAGGCCTAAGGGTGGCTTAGGAATAGTAAAACCATCATTTCCCTGATGATCTTACTTTTTTTAAATCAATGGCTAACGCTACACTTTCAAGACAACAATCACAATCCACCTGGGAATCTTTTTGCCAGTGGGTTACCTCAACTAACAACCGCCTCTATGTAGGTTGGTTTGGCGTACTCATGATCCCTACGTTGCTTGCTGCAACCGTATGTTTCATCATCGCTTTCGTCGGCGCTCCTCCTGTGGACATCGACGGTATCCGTGAGCCCGTAGCTGGTTCACTCATGTATGGTAATAACATCATCTCAGGTGCTGTTGTCCCATCTTCTAACGCAATTGGACTTCACTTCTACCCAATCTGGGAAGCCGCATCACTCGATGAGTGGTTGTATAACGGTGGTCCATTCCAACTAGTAGTCTTCCACTTCCTCATTGGTATCTATGCATACATGGGACGTGAGTGGGAACTGTCTTACCGTTTAGGTATGCGTCCATGGATCTGTGTTGCATACTCTGCACCAGTTGCTGCTGCGAGTGCAGTATTCCTAGTCTATCCTTTCGGTCAAGGTTCGTTCTCCGATGCAATGCCACTTGGCATCTCTGGTACATTTAACTACATGCTTGTCTTCCAAGCAGAACATAACATTCTGATGCATCCCTTCCACATGTTGGGTGTCGCAGGTGTCTTTGGTGGTTCACTGTTCAGTGCAATGCACGGTTCTTTGGTTACATCTTCACTCGTCCGTGAGACGACTGAAACTGAGTCACAGAACTATGGTTATAAGTTCGGACAAGAAGAAGAGACCTATAACATCGTAGCCGCTCATGGTTACTTTGGTCGCTTGATCTTCCAATATGCCTCTTTTAACAACTCTAGATCGCTTCATTTCTTCCTCGCTGCATGGCCTGTGGTGGGAATCTGGTTTACCGCCCTCGGCGTCTCGACCATGGCTTTCAACCTCAATGGCTTCAACTTCAACCAGTCCATCATTGACGGACAAGGACGAGTGCTCAACACTTGGGCAGACGTTCTTAACCGCGCAGGACTCGGAATGGAAGTCATGCACGAAAGAAATGCACATAACTTCCCGCTTGATCTTGCAGCAGCTGAGTCCACACCTGTGGCCTTGATTGCTCCTTCCATCGGCTGATAAATGGACGATGGTCATACTACGCCCCTCACTACATACGTGTGGGGCTTTTTTATAGGTATTTTAACTCTTTTAGTTCCCATACTCTGTGTGTTATTATTATGATTGGTAAACTTGATCCAGAAGACCGTATTATGGAAGAACCAAGCGTTCATGAAAAAATTGACTCCCTGGTAAAGGCCTTAAAATGGGAATTGGGTGATAACATCTCAGTTGAAATAGGTGGCACTCAAGTATCGGGTATTGACGTAGGTGACGAGTACAACAAGAAGTGGCAGTCTCCCATTGGCACTCGTAAGTACAACAAGGATGCTTTCATCATCATCAAAAATATCTCTCGCAATGATGACACCAAGTCCCAACCTATGGGAAGGGATCACAGACCTCATCATTCAAATGAAACTGTTGAACCACAAGATATCACTGTCAACATGGACGGTGGTGTAGGTGGTTCTTGGACGGTAGAAGAGATGAAAAAGACTGATGATGAGTTAGGTTACGACACTTCCGGTAAATGACACAAGTAATTGATCCCTCAGATAAAAGGTATTTTACATCTACATCTGATGGTCTTTATGATCGCCACACCTACAAGTTAAATGTCCCCAACCAGGGTAGTATAATTTTAGAAGACTACGAAGTTCTACGAAGAGTGTGGTTTGAAAAAGTTAGAAATTACACTGGTTGCACTATCGAAATTTTAGATTCAAAACAAAACAAAAAAACTAATAGAGGTTTTAAATAATGGTTGCTTCAACATTACAACAACAAAGGAGGGGATGGTTTGACATCTTGGACGACTGGCTTAAACGCGATCGCTTTGTCTTTGTGGGTTGGTCTGGATTACTTCTTCTTCCCACTGCTTATCTGGCCATTGGCGGCTGGCTTACTGGCACAACTTTTGTCACGAGCTGGTACACCCACGGGCTTGCTAGTTCCTATCTTGAGGGTGCTAATTTTCTCACGGCAGCTGTCTCGACGCCTGCTGATGCTATGGGTCATTCTCTTCTTTTACTTTGGGGTCCTGAAGCTCAGGGCGATTTCGTCAGGTGGTGTCAACTTGGAGGGCTTTGGGCCTTTGTTGCTCTCCACGGTGCCTTCGCTCTAATCGGCTTCATGCTCCGCCAGTTTGAACTGGCACGTCTTATCGGTATCCGTCCTTACAATGCTATTGCGTTCTCTGGGCCTATCGCTGTTTTTGTCAGTGTGTTTCTCATCTATCCACTCGGACAGTCCAGTTGGTTCTTTGCACCGTCGTTTGGTGTTGCAGCGATATTTAGGTTCCTACTCTTCCTACAGGGCTTCCATAACTGGACGCTCAACCCATTCCATATGATGGGAGTTGCTGGTATCCTAGGTGGAGCGTTACTCTCTGCTATCCATGGTGTGACCGTTGAAAACACTTTATACGAAGATGGCGAGCAAGCAAACACATTCAAAGCGTTCGACTCAACCCAAGAGGAGGAGACCTACTCTATGGTTACGGCCAACAGATTCTGGTCTCAAATTTTTGGTATTGCTTTTAGTAACAAGCGCTGGCTTCATTTCTTTATGTTATTTGTTCCAGTTATGGGGCTCTGGACTAGTAGTATCGGGATTATTGGTCTTGCCCTTAATCTTCGTGCTTACGATTTCGTGAGTCAGGAGATCAGAGCAGCAGAAGATCCCGAGTTCGAGACGTTCTACACCAAGAATATCCTTCTGAACGAAGGACTCCGTGCATGGTTGGCCCCTGTTGACCAGCCTCACGAACAGTTCATCTTCCCAGAAGAAGTCCTACCTCGTGGTAATGCGCTATGATTAGGTCTCTAGGAATCTTGATACTTCGTTTAGCGGTAGGCATCATGCTTATCCATCATGGATACGAGAAACTAG